GGTTCATTATTATAATTTTCAATAAAAAATAATCCTTCTTTAGCTAATCTACTTAAATCATATGCATAACAGTATGGAAAATAAGTAGATGTCGGTGCATCGTGAAGATATAAATAAGGACCAAATTCTAAATCGAGCCATTCTCTTGCTGTTTTAATGCCATACTTTTTCTGTAATTCATAAAATATTTTATTAAATGCAAGCAATTTGTCGTGAGATTTTCCTTTTTCTTTTAACAAAGACTGAATATCTTTGCTACTAACATTAGCATTTGCATCAATTGTGTTATCAGCAATATTTTTATTATCTTTAGTAAAATTATCAATAAAATCAGTATAATTCATTTGAGTGTCGTGAAAACCATTAAGTAATTCAAATTCTTCTCCATATTTTTCTACCATTTTATTGTATTGTGTAGTGAAATTTTTTCCCATCTTAATATTTAAGTTCATATAATACCTCCTTTATTAATTAAATCTACAGCTTCTTTGTATGAATATAATCTTTCATTAATAGAAAGCATTGGTAATTTTTGAATATTTTTCTCTTTCATTAACTTAGTATCTTTGCAAATATCATATTGAATATTATTCATATTTAATTTCTTTTCAAGTATTTTACATTTAGGACAATCAATTGTATATAAAATTATTTTCATAAAATCCCTCCTTTTCTTATTTATATTATAATTATATCACAAAATAAAAAAGAAGTCAAATGATTTGACTTCTTTCATTTGTTTCTATTTATAAGTGATTTTTTAAAAATAAAACTCCAAAATTTTGCGTCATTCGCCTCGAATCATCAGATAACTTTCCAAGTCATCATTTCTTCATAAATTGTTTTTACATAGGAGTTTCCTCCTCTTGCAGTAATCTTCGTAAAGAATACAAATGTTTTCTCTCATTTTCATTGGAATTTCTTTCTTATCTCTATATTTTTCATATAAAAGAGTAATATCATGTCTTAATGTATTTAAATCTGTTTTTTCTGTCTTATCAATGAAATGATGAATTTTATCGAATTCATCTTTAGTTGCTTCTCTCACATTATCAATAAACCATTGTTTTGGTTTTTTAGAAATCATTGTGAATAAAGCAAGAATTGAAAGAATCCCTCCGGCAGCAGCTCCTATTAATTTAATTATTTCTAAAATTGCCATTATTTCCATTATTTACACCTCTTTGTTATTAAATAATCATTATGGTACTTATTTTTTACAAGATATTCTGGAGTTGAGAATAATGATTTAAATGTTAATTTATCTAAATCCCAGTATGGTACTCTTATAAGAGGAATTTTTCTTACTAAACAATAAGAATTTTTTCTTCTATCCCATTCTTTTGATTTATAAAAATTAAAAACATTTTTATGGAAATATTTAATAAATTTAAAATGTTGTTCTCCATCTATTTCTAATAAACAAAATAGCTTATTGTTTCTATAAATAGCAAAATCAAATCTTAATGGAGTGTTTTTAGAACCATTTAAATCTTTAAAACTAACTTCTTTCTTAAATTGAATATTGTTTTGATTTAAAATTTTTATTATTTTCTCTTCTCCTTTAGAAGTAGAATTAAAACTCATTTAATTCGTCTCTTGTTGGTGGTTTTTGCTTTTTGCAAGGGCTTGGTATAAATACTGGATACGGCATTGGCGCAAAAGCAGGATATCCATTTTCTGGGTGATAACAAGGAATGCAACGATTTTCTCTATGAAATGTTGCAAGATGATAATATTTATCTTCTCCAAGAGGAACTCCACAAGGATATTTAGCAATAATCCTTTTCACTCCCTCATAATAATCAAGTCCTTTCTCCCATTCATAGAATTGACAATTTAATATAGCTGAAAAATAAGTTGTGTTAATAACATCCATTTCTTTTTGTTCTTGAGATTCTAAATCTTTTTTGAAGCTTAAAAGTCCAAGTTGCAACTCATTAAGGCTATCATCATTAAGTTGACACTCCATACCGTAACAAATTTCTTTGCCAACTGTAATATCAAATTTATTTGTATCTTCATTATAAATTGCACCAAATAGTATAAAATAGCCATCAAAAATATACATAAATTGTATGTTCTTACTATTAATATATTTTGCGACATAAAATGAACCCTCTTTATTATTTGTACTTACTACAGTTTTAGGAAAATATTCTTCAAAATTTTCAATAACAATTCCGGTAAAATCTGGAACTGGAATTGGAGTTGGATATAATTCATAACTTTCACACGGCGCACCAAGAACTTCTTCAATTAATTGTGCCGTTTTTAAATAATCTTCTCTGATATTGCATACTGGAAAGTGTTTACAAGTAAAACAACGTGGAAGAAGTTGAGTGTGTGCAGGAGGAGGCAGTTCTGGTTCAATTGGAGTTAAGAACTTTTTTTCTTCTACCATAATAAATTTCACCTCTTTTTATTATAATAAAAAAGAGGAGTAAGAATTTTACTCCTCATTCTCTAAAAATTAAGTGAAAATTTATAAATGAATGTATAAAAAATTACGTTTTATCAGAAATTTGAGAAAAATCACAATCTTCTGCTTTTTTGTCGTCTCTAAACTGAACAATTTTTGCGTGTCTTAAGGAATATTCATTTGAAATACATTCTATTTCCATACAAGTCAATTCTGCAACTTTGTATCTCCATTTTTCTGGATTTTCTACAATTTCTTTTTTTAAGATATCTGTAATTCCACTAATCCACCCTATGCGAACAGGATTATCTTCTTTCATTACAGAAAAAGATACAGCACTTGCCCAGCCATAATACCATGCTTTAGTAACTGGTTCCCAATCTCTCCATTTGTATACTCTGTGAACATACAAATATTAGTCTTTTCACCAGTTTTGATATTATACCAATATGGCCAAGTTTCAATTTCTTTTCCTTTATAATCTTTTGTTGCAGGCTTATAATCACCATCAAGAAATGCATCAATTGTTTCTTGATTTCTTTTTTCATTTTCAAAGTCATTCTTGCAGTTCTTTTACCAGGGAGATATCTACAGTCTTTACGAGTAATTACAATGCCTTCGCCGCCATCTGCAATAATTTTACCGTATAAATCCCAAAGTTCTTTACCTTCAACATAATCAGCAAAAAGAATAATGTGATTTAATGCAGTTATAGATTTTATTAATGAAATATATTTTATCCTATTAATAATTGGTTCATTAATAATAGATTTTCCACTATAAGCGAGAACATCAAAAATATAATATGAAAGTACACGATTTTTCTTTTGTCTATCAATGCACTTATCCTTTAAACAATTAAGAACAGAAGTTATTTTTCTACTTCCTTCGTCATCTGGATAACAAATTTCTCCAAGTAAAACTGTTCCATTTGGAATGTTCCTTAATGTTTCTGTTATCCAAGGAATCCATTCTGCCTTATCTGTATAACCGCCATTTACACTTTCTGTTCTACAACGCAAATGAAAATTACCATCGTTATCTTTAATTAGCATATTCCAGGCTCCATCATATTTTCTTGCTCCGATATAATCACCAGAAATACACATATACTTAGACTCTTCTTTCTTTTTCTTAATATCATAAGACTTAGGGTGACTCCAATACTTCATACTTTCCATTTCTGTAAAGTTAAATCCATCAATAATAATATTTTCCATATAAATTACCTCACTTTTATTTTTCTATTTATATTATATCGTAAAATAATAAACAAGTAAAGATTTACAATGATATTAAATATTTATAAAGTTCAGAATTTTCATTTCTAATATCAAAAGCATCATTAAAAAATATTGTATTTGGGAAATTGATTTTTGTAGTTTCTCTACATTTTTCATCGATTTCTACTGCAATATATTTATTGATATTATATCCTAGTTCTGAAAAAACGATTTGTCCACAACTTATTCCATCAAACATGCTAAGAACTAAATATTCTTCATCCTTTGGTAACTCTTTGAAAAACAATTCTATAACTTTACAAGTCCACCCATTCCCTATTTGTTTTAAGCTTTGATTATCACTATAGGGAAATTGAAACCATTCTGGTATTGTTTGACATCTTGCAGCTTCTCTGGTGGTAAGCCCCCTAATTTTTCCATTAATTTCATATAATCCTGTTTTAGCTCCTTTTCCACCAGAGGATGCACATAATGTTGGTCCTTTATGATTAATTGAATAAACCCTATTAGCTTGAGAATTTGAGCCACAATATCCTATACATTTTAGTCCAAAAGGGGAAACTTTTGGATTTTTTTTAATGTTGGTCATCTTATAAGTAATACCATCTGCATTTTCTTCTATAATATCTTTTATCGTTATTGAATTAGAATTTATCTCACCTATATTATCGACAATATTTTGCACATAGAACCTTTTTCTATTTTGAGGACTTACCACTGAAGAATTTATTTCAATTCTTTTGTTCCCGAGTTCTTTTTCTATTTGTTCTTTGATTTCTTTGCTTGCACTAACATTATTTTCATAAAAGTAATAATCTGGGGCAAACAATTCTTTTGCAATACAATAATTTTTAAAAAGCTCCCATCCTTCACCTGAGCTAACTATTTCTCTATTTTTATTTGCAATACTCCATTTTGTACATGGGGAGCCTCCAATTAAAATTTTTTTCATTTTTCCTCCTTATTTATAAGACAGATTATATTATAAATTTCCTTCCATGAAGAAGCTCTGATAATATTTTCATCATCTGTATTTCTATTCCATGGATAATCCAATACAATAGAATAGTCTTGGCCGCCAAAATTATCAAGACAATCATCAATTAATATATCTGCACGAATCATTGTTTTATCGGGGACACATAAAAAGTTTTTTCGTGGTTTAAACCCATAATTTCTAAAACACCATTCAGATTTTTTATAAGCATTATACGGCTCAGTTTTTGTGCATAAATATAGGTCGTGACCATCTTCTCTTAATTTATTAATATATTTTATTGAATCCGCAATAGGAGAAATTTGTTTCCAGACTCTTTTTTGAGTAAAATATTTGTAAAACTTTTCTTTTGCTGGTTGTTTAATAAAATTTTCAATTTGATATTTAACGATATCATCCATTTTTAGATTGTCATTCCAATCTTCATTATAAATTTTTAAAACAACTTCAGTTAAATTATTTAATATATTATCACAATCTATTAATATTTTCATTATATTCCTCCATAGTTATATTTTGCCACAAACAACCTTTATAATGCTTTAATTTTCTATTGCAACACTTTCTTATTGCTTTGTGTAAAATAAAATTATATCCGTTACATTTTGGATTAAAACTTTCCCATAAATGTTGGCTAAATCTGGTAGATATAGAAGAAATTGTTTTTCCAATATAAATTTTTTGGTTAACTTGATTTGTAATTTTATATATGTATCCCATTATCTCGTTTCCATTTTAGCTTTTACAGCTAATTTATCGACATAATTATTCCAATCTTTGTCTCCGGAATGACCTTTTACTTTGATAAATTCAATATTATTGTTAAGATATTCCCAAATCTCCTTTATAATTTCCAAATTTTCTATTGGCTCATGCTTTTTACCTCGCGTCCATCCATTTCTTTCCCAACCATATATCCAACCGCCTGGTTTAAGCATATTTACACAATATGCAGAATCAGAATAAATTTTTAAAATATCTTTTGACTGTTCTTTTTTAAAATATTTTAAAGCCATCAGGATAGCATAAAGTTCACAATAATTATTAGTCGTATTCTCAAAATGTTTTGTCTCTTCATAAATAACTTTTTCATCTTGAATAACTGCCATCGCCGCGCCACCATTTTCTCTTTGATATTCTCCATTAATGCATTTCATTGTTGCCGCGCCATCACTGTATATTTTAATCATTGCTTCCTCCTTTAAGTATGCCAGTCTATATATTAAAAAGTTCCGTTATTTATAACACAAGATAAATGATATCCATCATGATTTAAATTAAGTACTTCTGCCCAAGTTGGAAGTGTATATGGATATAACTTTCGAAGTTCTTCATTAGATATATCAGAATAAAAAGGCACATAACTTTCCAATCTGGAATCTTAACAATCCTTGACTGATAGTCTTTAATATTTATATAAAACTCTGGAATTTCTTTAATATAAGAAAAGCTCATATTCGTTTCAATTATTTCTCTCATAATATTTTCCTTTCTATTATTAATATAATAACATAATCAAAAATAAAAGTCAAGATATTTAATCTTGACTCCTATTATCAATAAAATATAAATTTTCACAGGCTTTAAAATTATTATCTTTTCCAGCAGTCCTCTTTGCTTCCTTAAACCATATAGACTTAAAATCATCTGGCATAACCTGTTCACTAATAAAAATAGGATTTGTCTTAGATTTTTCTCTTAACCAATTATAATATTCTTCGTGGTTAAATTTTGGATTTATAGCATATGGTTTAGTCGATTTATATGGACTATCACATTGTCCTAACCAAATTGTTTTTCCATTTCTTTTTACAAGAACAGTATGCCATTTTTCTAATGTTAAACAATACACTTCATCATCATAATCTTTAATGGAAATATTTCTTTTATAAAAAGGCGGATATTCTGTTTTTAAAATTGAAATTATCCATATTTTTTGTTTCCCCTTTATATATCTATCTTCTTTTTCATAATAGCGTTCTTGACAATAATGTTCTCTTACATTGCTTGCTAATCCGATTTTATATAAACATTCTTGAATATCACCAACCATTTTATAAGATGGACAATAAATTTTTCTATTTTCAGAACCATCTCCATCTACAATTCCCTCTATTAATTTTTTAACAGCTGGAACAGTAGCATTTTTAAATTCTTTTGGTATTTGTCTATTATTTTTTAAATAAAATTGCTTAAAGAAAGGAATATACTTTCGACTAAGGTAAAAAGTTATATTATTATCTCTATAACTATGTTCTGTATAAGATATATTTAATTTATTTAAAATATTTCTTATTTTTATTACAATGTCTGGTTTGGTTTGAGAAATAGTGATACTATCTTGATTATTTATTGAACCATCAGTTAGGAAAATTCCCAATAAATAACAAAAGTCATAAAAATCTACTTTTTCTCCACATAAGTCGAAAAATTCCTTGTTCTCTCCAATCCACACTCCACCAGCCTTAATAAAACGATATTTTTCTCCTTTCTTTAAAAAATCTTTTGCCTCCATAAAACCATCCATTGGAACCATTGTTCTTCCATATAATTGATTATAAAAAATTTTATGTTCCGGAGTAACAGAGAAGTCTATTTGACGTCCTTTATAATTAATCATTTTCCCTTTATAATGATAATGTATATAATTAGTTGCTTTTAAAAAATCGAGTTTTTTGGTTTCTGGTTCTCTACTAAAAAATTTGTCTGTGTTTATATCTATATCCTTTAAAAATTTCCAACCATCTTCTGTCATAATTTCAGTGTTTTTATCGAAACAATATATCAGTGCATTTTCAGGAATGATAATATCTAAATAATTAATACAATTAAAATTAATTTTTTGATAATTTTCATTTTCAGATTGTTTCTTGTGATTTCTATATGCTTCTTGATAATAATTTCTTGTATCTGAATTTTTTGCATATCCTCTTGGGAAACCACCATTTGAAAAACTTGCATACCATTCTATTGCGCCAATTTCATAAAGCGGCATAGAAATAACAGAAAAATCTTTAAAATTAGTATCTCTTAATTTTTTCCAATCTGTATAAGCATTATCCCAATATTCCCTTGAACCATCTTTTGGAATTTAGAAAAATCATTTTGTGCTTGCTGATGTAATGCTATTAAACTCGGAGATAAATCAGATGCATATAAATTTTCACAATAAATATTATCAATCAAATTTGCGCCGCCACAAAATACATCATAAAAATCTTTAATATTATTTTCATTAATATATTTTT